TGTCGTTCACCGCGGACTACGTCGGCTCGACCGCTGACTGGGCCATCGGCACGGCCCGCTGGGACATCAAGTTCACGCAGGGCACGACCATCTTCTACTCGGACACCATGCGCTTGGACATCATCGGCCAGGTCACCGTCTAATTTCATGGCCCTTACGATCACCATCCCTGGAGCAGTCGAGACGACCACCGGGTCAACCGCCCCTGCCGTCCTGACCGTCGGCGTGGGCAGCCCGGGCGTAGGTGTCCCCTCTGGCGGGAGTACTGGTCAGTATTTGGTCAAGGCGTCGGCGACCTCGTACGATACTGCTTGGCTGACCCTGCCTGCCAATTACATCACCAGCGTCACGGCGCCGCTTGCGGTCACCGCTGGTAATCTGGCGGTGGACCTCTCGGCCTACCTGACCACCGCGACTGCGGCCAGCACCTACCAGACCATAGCAGGGATGTCGTCGTATCTGACGAGCGCCACTGCGGCCTCGACGTACGCCGTCATCGCCGCAGGCCAGCCTACCTCGGGTACTGTCGGCCAAGTACTGACTAAGAACTCGGGCACAAACTACGACTCCTCCTGGGCCACTCTTATCCCCGGCGATCGTTACCTGACGTCCTCGACGACGAGCAACACGATCAACAACGGCACCAAGTCCTTTACCATCGGCACTGGCCTTTCGTACACGCCGACGCAGAGCATCACGATTTCTTACAACGCGGCGAACCATATGCACGGCGAGGTGCTGACGTACAACTCCGGCACGGGTGCGCTATCGGTGGACATCAATCACCACACTGGCTCGGGAACGTACGCGGCTTGGACTGTCAATGTCGCGGGCGTGGTCCCTGTCGCTTCAATCGTTTGGGGTGATATCACCGGCACGCTGGGCAATCAGACCGACCTCGCCACGGCGCTGAATAACAAGCTCGAGACCAGCACAGCAGCCACGACCTACGCGGCCCTCGCTGGCGCAACCTTCACGGGCGAAGTCTCTACCCCTGCCTCGACGACTGGCACGGCTGGCTTTAGCATCCTCCCTGGCACGGCCCCGACCTCCCCGATTAACGGCGAGTTCTGGAACACCGGCACCGATCTACAGGTCCGCCTCGGTGGCGTCACTGAGACGCTGGCCGAACAGTCTTGGGTGACCTCGCAGGGCTACCTGACGTCCTCGGCCCTGACGCCTTACGCCCCGCTGGCTGGTGCGACCTTCACTGGGCTAGTGACCACGCTGGCTTCGGCCACGGGAACGGCTGGCCTGAACGTCCCGCACGGCGTTGCCCCGACCTCCCCAGTCAACGGCGACATCTGGACGACCACTGGAGCCGTCTTCGCTCGCATCAACGCCAGCACTAAGCAGCTGATGACCCTGAGCGATACTCAGACCGTCTCGGGCAGCATCACTTTCTCCAACGCCTCGCAGACCCTCGGCAGCTCGACGGCCACTGGCACGATTAACGTGGCCTCTGGTGCGACCATCAGCGCCTCGACCAAGACCCTGAACATTGGCACAGGTGGCGTCTCCGGCTCGACCACGACCACGACTGTCGGCCCGGTCCTCGGTGCTTCGACCACCACGATCGGTGGCACGACTGCCGCGTCTACCCTTAACCTTGCCACGGGTGCGACCCTGACGGGCACGACCAAGGCGGTTAATATCGGCACAGCTGGCGTCTCAGGCTCGACTACGAATATTGCCATCGGTGGCACGGCGGGTACCTCGACGACCACGCTAAACGGTACGACCAACGGCGTCACCGCCGCGGTAGATACCAACACCGTCGCCCTAGCCACTACGGCCTACGTCGTCGGTCAGGGCTACGCCAAGCTCGCAAGCCCGACATTCACCGGCACGCCAACCTTGCCGACTGGCACAATCGCGACAACGCAGTCTCCTGGCAACAACACCACGGCCTTGGCCACCACGGCTTTCGTCACGGCGGCGGTTCCGCTTGTGGCTACCTTTGCCGAGTCTCAGCAGCTGACTTCCGCGACGGCGTTCATGTCGCCGTTCGACACGCTGATGGCCATGATGACCGAAGGATACCGTCCGGCCCTTGGTATGACTGGCGGTAGCACTGGTGCTGGTGCAGGCGTTAATGCTATTATGCCGCAGTATATGGGCATTGGTGGCCCGAATACTCTGACCGCTGGCAATTGTTACGCTATTACTAATGTCAACGGAAGTTACTCAACGGCAAGCACATCAATCCAGACTATTAAATGGAACAAGCCAGTGTGCATCTCTGGCACTTTTAACGCAGTCACCGCTCTAACCGGTGAAGCCAACAACGAGTTTAAAATCTTTCTCGGTGCATCGATGCTCAACGGCGATGACCCTACTTCGGCCAGCATCGGTCTTTTTAAATTAGGCGGCACGACGCCCATCAGCGTCATGGTCCACAACGGAACTACGCTGACGAAGGTTGCGTCTTCATCCAGTTTCGGCGGCACGACCCCGATCCGCTACTTGGTCTATTCAGACGGCAACGGTAACGTGACCCTTTACATTAACGGCACATCAGTCGCCACGACTGCCCTTGGCCCGACAGGTGCAACGCAAACCAATGTCGGGCAATTCACTGCTTCGATTAAGCAGACTGCTACCGCAGTTACTCGATACTACATTGAGCTTGTTCACCCGAAAATCTTTGTCGCCCCGCAATAATGATTACCTACCGCATTACCTGTATGTTCCAGGCTGACTGGAAGAACCTCTACATGGCTCTCTTCGGAGATAGGCAGCACAGTTACAGCGTCATCGATTACGACTACGCTGTTTTCGGATTTGAAGACCCTACCGTTGCGCCCGCCGACCTCGGCCCCCTCGTCGTCGTCACCATCATCCCGAACCCATGATCACCCTGCTCCTCATCGTCGTCGCCTTCGCTGGCGGCTTCTACGCTGGCGTCAAAAACGCCAAGTCCGCCAAGGTCGAGAAGGCCGTGGACATCCTCAAGGCCCTCAAGGGCAAGTAAGGTATGCGTCTACTCCTGGTCATCGCTCTCTGCCTGACCGGGTGTGCTACGTCAAGCGAGCCGCTGCCAGTCCAGCCGGACGCTCCTACCTCACCGTCCGTTGTAGCTACAGTCTCCAAACAATGGGACACCGCCGACGCTAAGGTGAGCGCCGCCATCTCGATTGCCAAGGAGAACGCCGACCGCCCCGAGGTCGTCCGCAGTGAAACCGCAGTGGCCCTCTCGTTCCTCCCACCCCCTGAGGCTGGCGAACTTGCCATCGCCCGGGCACGTGCCGCCAAGGCCGATCAGAAGGACTACGCCGCCGCCGAAGCCTTCGGGAAGAAACTCCTCTCGCAGATAGACACCTCCTGGCTAAAGGTTCAGGCCGACACGACCGAAAGCCTACGCATATCTCAGCTGAAGGACGCCCGCATCGTCGAGCTGACCAAGGCCGTCGAGCAGGCCAAGAAGGACGCCGCGTCAAACCTCTGGACTCTGGCTGGCATCGCCGTCGCAGTCATCGGCGCCGTCGCTATGGTCTTCGCCGGCCCCCGCATCGGTGGGACGCTGCTTGCCTCGGGTGCCGCGATTGGTGCGTTCCCGCTCATCGTCGACAGTGAGTACTTCTCCTACATCGCCGGCTCGACTCTAGCCTTGGCCGCTGGCCTTGGCATCTATTGGCTTTGGGACCACGTACGCGACAGCGCAAACGCACCCTATGAGCCGCCGCAAAAGTAAGCCTGTGAAAGTTGTCTGGCGAAAACTCGGCCGCGAGAAGGCATGGGGTCAGGCCACGATCGGCGAAGACCTCATCGAGATTGACCCGCGTCTCGGCGCCAAGCGTCAGCTCGAAGTCTTGTGCCACGAGCAGGTGCACCTTATCTTTCCGAGCGCCAGTGAGCCCGAGGTCGACCGTGCCGGCAAAGCCCTGGCTAAGATGCTATGGGCTCAGGACTATCGTCGCGTAGTCCTCGCACCCAACGCCAAGCCCCCGCGCATCACATGACGACCGAGACCTTCACGACCATCGTCGTCCCAGGGATTGCCTCCCTCGCGTACTTCTCCGCCGGCGTGGCCTGCTTCATCGCTCACCGCCCAGCCTTGGCTGTCATGTGGCTCTGCTACTCCATCGCCAACATCTGCCTACTCTCGACCGTCCTCCGTAAATGAGCGCCTTGCCTACCCCTCCCGGCCCTGACGATATGCCCGTCGCCCTACGCGACATCGTCTTCGGCGTTCTGATCGGTGCAGCCGCTTGGCTCATCCGCTACCTTTGCTCCCCGGACAAGTACTCGATGGGCTACATCTTGCGCCGTACAGCTACCGCAGGGCTGGCCTCGCTCCTGGTCGGCCTTGCCACTAAGGGATACTTCGCATCCGAGGGCATGGCCTTCGCCGCGGCAGGCTGTGCCGGGTATGCCGCCCCCGAATTATGGGACGCCCTTTTAGCCCGTGCTAGGGCTTTGAAGGCTAAGTCCCCACCTAAGGAGTAAAGACGCCGCCACGGGCCAGCCAGAGGGGTCTATTGCCCCTTGACGGAGGCACACCTAGGGGCATAGTGAAACCCATAACGGCTCCTGCCTCTGCCGAAAGGTACGCGGGAGTCTTCTTTTATGCCCATGCGGAAAGGTGCTTGACGAATGCAAATCAGTCGGGCAAGGTGCTTGTCATGAAACTACTCCTCGCCCTCCTCGCTGGCCTCGCGCTGGCCGTCTACATCCTGATCATGGCCGACGGCCCTGACCTGCTGGAAATCATCAACCGCTTCTAATTTCCCACCATGGCTCTGACTAAATCCGAAAGAAACAAACAGTTAAGAAACGAGAACGCGCAACTGCGTTTTCTCATCGATGATTTGCTGACGACGCGTGACAACCTGGCTTTCTTCTCCGGCCCTGATCAGTGCCACGAAGTTAGCGAAGAGAGGTTTGACGCACTTCAAGAAACCATCGACGACCTCGAGGACATCTACATCGCCCGCGTCAACGCTGTTAAGCGCAAGTAATTTCCCACCATGCCCAACGCCCACCACCCCTACACCGAGACGCTGACCTTCGCTGGTCGCGTCCTCCCCCTTAAGCGCCCGATGGCCGAGTACGCCGCTCGCCGCCTTCAGGCTATCCTCCCGCAGATTGCCGCGCTCAACGCCGCCGGCAAGTCTCAGGGCGATGCCGCCGCCGCGCTCGAGACCACCGTCACCACCCTGCGTCACTGGCTCGACATCACCGGCACGACTTGGGTCAACGTCAAGCGCCGTGGCCCTTACTCTTCCCGTGCCTAACCCTCTCGCCCACTCCACCGACATGATCACCACCATCCGACCGAACAAGATGCCCGCCCTCTGGTGGCTCGTCCCCTGGGCTTACGCCCGCACCCTGCACATGAGCGCCAACGCCGTGAAGGCTTACGCCGACCGACTCGACGACATCCTGGAGATACAGCGCTCGCTCATCGAGGAACAGGCCGCCGACATCCGTCTACTTCGGCAGCGCGTCCGCGATCAGGACGACGCCATCATCAAGGGCACGGCCATTACCCCCGACGCCTACCCCCATGAGTAACTTCCAGCACCTCGAGGGTATGCGTAACCTCCTCCTCGAAATCTACGAGGTCAACGAACGCATCATGACCGGGGACATCTGCTCGGCCAAGGCAGCCATTGCGTCGACCAACGTGAAGAAGATTCTGAACCACTACCACGAAGCCCTGCACGAAGACGGCGCCGTGAAGGTATCGCTCCAGGCTTACGTCGCGGCTGGTGGCTGGGTCGGCATTCAATACTCCTATGAGCTCGACGGCTTCGAGGTCGCCGGATCACAAGTGCCCCGCAGGGTATGACGCGCCCCTTCTCCATCGTCGCCCTGTTCCTCCTCGGCTTCAACTCAGCTGCGGCCTCCGACGCCACCTTCCTTGAGGCCATCGCTCAGGTCGAGTCCGGCCAGAACCGCAAGGCCATCGGAAAAGCAGGAGAGCGGGGAATGTATCAGGTCGGCAAGGCCGCGTGGAACGACGCCAACGCCCTGCTGGAGGCCGAGAAGCACTTCCACTATCAGTGGTCGCAGTGGCGAAACGTCACCGCCCAGGACATAATCGCGGCGGCTCACCTCCGCATCCTTCGGCAGCGCTTCAAGGCTGACGGCTACTCGACCCCCACCCCTGAGCAACTTGCGTTAGCTTGGAACCGTGGCTACGAAGGCGCCAAGTCTTGGAACTTCGCCCCAAACGACTACGCCCTACGCGTCGCTAATCTTTTCCGCTTGTCCCAGCGTGGGAAGTGACAAGGGTCTTGCCCATGCACTTGCTCGTAGCAATCGACCCTGGCGTGAACGGTGGCATCGTGTGGTCGCTTGACGGTGATTCTGTCGAGTGCGCTAAGATGCCCGGCTCCGACTTCGAGGTCTGTCAGTTCCTCGCCGACTTGAGCTGCAAGGCTAAGGACGTAAGCCTGTACCTTGAGGAACCTCCGCTCTTCGCTGGCAAGAACATCCCCGGCTCGGCCATCGGTAAACTGATGTGGAATACAGGCGTACTCTACGGCGCCGCCGTTGCTATGGGCTGGAAGATTCACCGCATCCGTCCGGCCATCTGGCAGAAGACGCACACCTGCGGCACCAAGGGCGAACTGACCACGACCCAGTGGAAAAACAAACTTAAGGCACGCGCTGCAGAACTCTTTCCGACCCAGACCGTCACCCTGTGGAACGCCGACGCCCTCCTCATCTTCGACTCCGCCTCTCGCGGCGTCATTAACTGAGTTAACATAACTCGGCCAAACCCTCCCCTTTGTAAACTTTACCCAATGAAGAAAGACATCAAACACCCCTCCGAGTACCGCATCATCGCCGACTCGTCATACATCGTATTACCCGATCAGAAGGTCGCCCGCCTCCTGACCCCGACCGTACGCAACGGCGTGACGTACTACAACCTCTTCGTCCCCGACTACACCCGGATGTCCCTGGCTGACATTGAGGCCACCATCAAGGCCGGTGAAGTCACCAAGTCGACCGACGCCAAATAATTTCCCACCATGAGCACCACGCCCTCCAAATCCCCCACCTCTGACCTGGTCGCCGCTCTCGCCGAGCTCGACAACGTCAAGGCCAACAAAGTAAACCCCGGCTTTAAGAACCGCTACGTCTCTCTCGACGCGCTGCTCGACGCCATCAAGCCCGTCCTCCTGAAGCACAACCTGGCTCTGATCCAGACGCTCGTCTCTGAGGAAGGTAAGGTCGGCATCAATACCGCCTTCCTCCACGCATCGGGTGAGCGCTTCGACTTCGGACGCTTGATGGTCAAGGCCGAGGGTCTGGACGCCCAGAAGATTGGCGGCGCCATCACCTACATCCGCCGGCAGTCCATCCAGACGGCCTGTGGTATCTCCGTCGACCTCGACGACGACGGTGCCGTGGCGGCATCTGGCTTCCGTTCTGCGGCCTCTTCGCAGTCTGCCCCTGCCTTCTCCACCACCCCCCGCCCCCTGACCAAATGAGCGACCCCATTGAAGACGCCTTCAAGTCCCTGCATCAGGGTAACCTCCTCGCGGCTAAGGACGCCCGCATCAAGCAGCTCGAAGAACGCCTCGAAGGTATGCGCGAGGCCGGTGACGCCATCTGGTACTGCGTCCGACACGCCAACCGCGTCGACCCTGCCGAACTCATCGAGGCCATCGAAGACTGGCAGGAAGCCCGTAACCATGGGTAGGTCTAAGGCTGCGGCTAAGGCCCTGGCTCACCCCGGGCTCAAGCAGCAGACACCTAACGAGAAAATGAAGACCGACCTACACCTGCTCACTGATCGTCAGCGCTGGGAATACCTCTTCAGCCTGAACGCATGGACGCCCCGCGCTAAATGACCACGACCCCCGCTGGCATCGAACGCATCGCCCGCACCGTCTCCGGCCAGTACGCCTTGCTCCTGCTCCTAGACGGTTACCCTTACGTCGAGATGACCGCCCGCAAACACGCCGACTTCCTCTCCGACCTTGGGATGTGGAAGCGCAAGACGCACCCGTCGCTTGCCCGGTCACAGGTTCGCTTTTTCACGCTTGCCCCTAACGGAGAGATAAAGGAACTTACTTTTAACCGATGACCAACCGCGACAACATCAAGCGCCTCGTGGAAAATATCACGGGCTCGTTAGCCACCGTCCAGCACATCGCCGGACGTTATGAACAGCACGACGCCGACATCATCACGCTGTCGGATTTAAACCGCTCGGCCATCACTGAGCTGCAGGTATTCACGGACTCCGTCGAGACGGCTGACGAAGCCGCCGCGGTCAAGCCGCTGCACGACCGGGTGCACGTCCTCGTCGTTCAGCTTCGCGTCCTCCGCAATACGCTTGAGGCCATGGAGAACGCTGCCGAAGCCGCGCTGGAAGATGTGCGCAGGATTTCCGCCAGCGTCGAGGGAGCCAACCCCGACGACGACGCGCTATAATTTCCACCAACCCAATAACACACCACGACCACACCCATGCGTATCCCACCCGAACCTATCACCCACCGCGTCCTCTATGACGGCATTCAGGCGCTCAACTACTCGCTTGCAAAAGAGCTTGTCGGCAAGTCGCCGGCCCACGGCCTTGCCTACCTTAACCAGGAGCGCGAGGAGACCAAGGCCCTGCGTATGGGCTCGCTCATTCACTGCGCCGTGCTCCAGCCCGAACTGCTCAATGAGAAGTTCGTCACGGCCCCCGAGTGCGACCGCCGCACTAAGGACGGCAAGGCCACCTACGAAGCCTTCCAGTCCTCCCTCAAGCCCGGTATGACTGTCGTCACCGCCGAGGAGTCTGCCGAGTGCCACATCATCGCGTCAGCCGCCAAGGCCGCCTTTGAGCGTGCAGAGGTCACCTTCGAGATGACCGAGTTCATGTTCACGACCGATCACTGCGGCGTGCAGCTGAAATGCGCCATCGACGGCGTGGGCACCGATGGCTACCTCTACGACCTCAAGACCACCGAGGACGCGTCCCCTGCTGGCATCCTGAAGTCTATCCGGGCTTACCGCTACAACCTCCAAGCCTACTTCTACCGCCTGTGCTTCGAGACGGCCTTTGAGCGCCGCGTGCTTGGCTTCCGCTTTCTCTTCGTTGAGAAGGCCCCGCCCTACGCTACGGCATGGGTGGAGATTGGCCCTGAGCTGATGTCCTACGCCTGCTCCGACTTTGAGAAGGCGCTGCAAGCCTACCGCGAGTGCACGACGCTCGGCGAGTGGCCTGCCTACGGTGACGCAGTCCAGGTCATCGACATCAAGGGACCGTCTACCTCCACCGCTATCACCTTTGCCTAATCCTATGACCACCGAAAACAACGACCGCCCCCCGCTCACCTCCATCTCGACCAACGGCACCTACCGCCTGAAGCTCATCAAACCCAAGTTTGAGAAGGTCAAGGTTTGGGAGGACGGCACCTGCTCCGCCCGCCTCTTCTTCGTCGACGACAAGGGCTTCTGCCTGTCGAAGAACTTCTCGACCAAGTACGGCAAGGCCCTCGCCATGCTCGTCGGCAAGTACTCCGGCAAGTTCACCGAGGAGATCAGGCTCGACGCTACGGCTGCCGAGTACCTTCAGTATCTCGAACCTGCCTGCGGTCAGACCATCCTCGTCGGCGTAGAGTGCGAAGCCAATGGCGAGTACAACGGACGCCCGCAGTTTAAGTACAAGATGACCTACCCCAAGGGCAGCCAGAAGCCGACCGTACCTGACGCGCTGCCTCCTGAAGGCGTTAACTTCTAACCAATGACCGAGACACCCACGCCGATGGCCGCTCCTACTCTCGTCCTGATCAGTGGGTTCGCCCGGGCAGGGAAGGACACGCTGGCCTCGGGCCTGCTCGAGTGGTCGACCCGCCCTGCCGAGCACATCAACTTTGCCGACGCGCTGAAGGAGGCCGGCAATCACTTCATGGATTACCTCGGGCTCGACGGCAACTTCATGGCCGAGGACTTCAAGTGCGAGAACCGTGACGCCTTGGTGGCCTTCGGTAAGTTCGCACGGCGCCTCGACAAGGATGTCTTCGCCCGACACTTCGCCAACTGGGTGCCGGTGATGAAGCACCACGATCAGGTCAGCCCTGAGACCGTGGTCTGCTCCGACTGGCGCTACATCAATGAGCTGCGGGTCTGTCAGGACATCCTCTGGGAGAAGGGCTGGAAGGTCCGCACGGTCTACGTCTCGACCGCTGGCATCGGCCCCGCCAATGACGAGGAACTCGACAGCATCGCCGAGATACGCGCCTCGCACAGTTTCGACCAGGAGTATATTTTCAAGCAGAATGCCCGTCAGCAAATCATGTCCGAAGGACGCATCCTCGCAAAGTCATGGAGGCTCTAACCCTCGAGACGGTGGCATGGGCCCGCAAGGTCGGCCTGTCCCCTGATCGCGTCGCCTTCCTGCTGGCCTGCCCGAAGTACACGGTAAGCAAAGGCCACCGCAAGTCTGACCGCGTCATTACCGACAACCCGAACCACCACTTGCAACGCTTGGGCGACTGCTACTGGTTTCGGCTACGTCGTCGCGGCACGGACATCGTCGAGAACATTGGCCACGACCTACTGACCGCCCGACAGCGCCGTGACGAGATGCTCGCGGCCTTTGACTCCGGCCAGCCCATCCCTCACCTAAACAACAAATGAGCATCCCTAAACGTTTGCCTCAAGGTGCTGCCATTGATGCCGCCATCTATCAGCACGAAAAAGGACTAACTAATAAGGAGATTTTTGAACTATTCGGAGTCAGCGCAAACAGTCTAAAATGTGCCAGACACAAACATGGCATCGCTAATCCATTCCCCGGAAGAAACGCAACTGGGGTTGCTATTGCTGCAGTTAAGACTGCCATTTATACCGATGCTACAATCAAAGAAGCGATGACATCTTTTGATGTTAACCGTAACACTATGGTATGCGCTGCTCGTCGCATGGGTATCAATCTGAGGAAGTTAAACCCTAACCGTAACATAATGACCAACAGGGACACTTACTATTTTCGAGTCAGAACTAAAACCTTTAATGCGTTTTGGTTTCTCGGTAAAGACATTCTAGCTGCACGGCTCATGCGCGACCAACTTGAAATCTTTTTTAAAACACTAAAATGAGCACCCCGACCCGCTTCGTAGCCTTTGGTGATAATCACGGTGACATGGCCGACCATGAGGCAACTGACGCCCTCTGCGAGTTCATCAAGGACTACAAGCCGACCGTGCGCGTGCACCTCGGGGACTGCTTCGACTTCCGATCGCTTCGCCGCGGCGTAGGCAATGACGCTGAAGGTGCCGAGTCCCTGATGGCTGATATCCAGGGCGGCGAGGACTTCCTATCCCGCACCAAGCCCACCGTCTACCTGATGGGCAATCACGAGCACCGCACCATCGCCCTCCAGCATACGTCCGGCTCGGCCATCGTCCGCGACTACTGCGCTGACCTAGAGGCCCGCATCAAGACCGCCGCTAAGAGCTGCGGAGCCAAGACCATCCTGCCATACCACGCTGAGAAGGGTGTCTATCGTCTCGGGCCTGTGGCCTTTATCCACGGTTACGCGCACGGCCTGAACGCAACCGCCGAGCAGGGCAAGCACTACGCTGACCGGGGAGGCGCTCTCATCCACGGCCACACGCACACGCTCGCCCAGGTTAACTTGACCAAGGCCGAAGGCGGCGCCGCTTTCTCTGCTGGCTGTCTCTGTCAGAAGGACGCTATGGCGTACGCATCGCACCGCCTAGCGACGTCCCGCTGGGGCTCAGGGTTCGCCGCTGGCTGGGTCGATGGCAAAGACTGGAAGGTCTGGCTCGTGCACAAGGTCGGGCGCAGCTGGATATGGCAGACCGACCTCAAGGTCTACACCCCGAAGGCACGCGCATGAAGCCCTTTGACGCTCGCGGCCTAGTCGACGCGCTCCGTGGCTCGACCGGCGAAGATATCGACGGCTGGATCAGAACGATGGACGTCCTGCCCCTCATCCGCGTCAAGACCTTAGCGGGCTCACGACCTATCCTTGCCCGCATCGTCAAGGCTGGCTTTGCAGAAGAGCGACGCGTCGGCTGGCGACTGCTCTACAGACTGTCAAAGAGGTTTGAGACCTGGGATGATGCCAACATCGCCGCCTTAGAGCTCGACCGCTTCACGCCACCCAAGGGCTGGGTCACCCTTACGCAGTACGCCCGCAAACTCCGCCGCACCGTTCGCGGCATACAGTACCGGCTCGACGGCACGGACATCGCTTGGCGCGTTTACAAGACGCCTCGACCTGTCCCGCATTACCGAAGCACTGACCTCGACCGTCTCCTCCGCAAAGCACCTTGACCTTGGGCACCCACGCCCACAAACACCAACCCCTTCTTCCATGACTCCTCCGAACAACGTGCCGGCGGAACGCCACCTCCTCGGCGTCCTCCTCCGTGAAAATCTAGCCTTCCCGGTTAACCTGAAGCCATCTGACTTCTTCGAGCCAAAGCACCATGATGTTGCCGCCGCGATTATTTACCTTCAGTCCGACGGCAAGCCAGCCGATGAGGTAACTGTACCAGCCTATCTTCATTCAGTAGGCTCATCGGTCGACTACACGTTCATCAACGACCTGACGGCCTACGCTGGCTTCGGCGAACTACGCCAGGAACACATCGACATGATTGCCGATGCGGCCTTCATGCGCGAGGCTTCCGTCATCGCTTCTAAGGTCACTGAACCTGATGCCCTTATCGAGCACTATGCCCGCCTATCCGATAAGCGCAAGGCCCTGTCCGTTCGCCAAGGTGCGCAGCAGATGCGGATTGACGACCTTATGGCCTTTGACCGCAAGGCAGACCCAACCAACGTCCTAGGAAATCGCTGGCTGTGCCGTGGCGGTTCCCTGGTCATGGCTGGTCAGGCTGGCACCGGCAAGTCGGCCCTGATGATGCAGGCCGCCATCAACTGGACCTTAGGGCAGGACTTCTTCGGCATTAAGACTAACGATGGCATGAAGATGCGCACGCTAGTCATCCAGGCCGAGAACGATGCCGGAGACGTTGCCGAGTCCATGCAGGATCAGATTAAAGGACTTGGCCTATCCGAGTTTCAGAAGGATGACCTTAAGGACAGGATGTTCATCTACCGCGAGAGCGTCGCAACTGGCAAGGAGTTTGGCGACGTCCTCCGCAAGCTCGTCGTCCAGCACCAAGCGACGATTTGTTTCGTCGACCCTCTCATGGCATTTGTTGGCGCGGACATCTCGGAGACCGCAGAGGCCGCTAAGTTCCTCCGCCACATCATCCAGCCAATCCTTAACGAGACTGGCGTCATCATCGTCTTCATGCACCACACGGGGAAGCCCAAGTCGTCCAAGGACAAGGAAGGCCAGACGGCTGCCGACCTCGCATATCAACTTTTCGGGAGTTCAGAGGTCACTAACTGGGCGCGGGAAATTGCCTGCCTTCAGCGCTGCCCAGGGGAAGAGCAGATCTACCGCTTTGGCCTGACTAAGCGCCGTATGCGTGCCGGCATGACTGACGGCTTCAAAGGTTGCGGGGAAATATACAT